ATGACGGTAAAGTTAAAGTGCTTAACCTTAAAAAGAAGTTATTTGAAGCAGTAATGGTAGCAGCAGAGGATTTAGGTGACCCTACAGATCCAGTAACTGGCTGGGACTTAGCATTTAAGAAGCAAAAGACTGGTCCTCTACCTTTTAATGTGGAGTATACCTTACAAGTGCTAAAGTGTAAGGTGCGTGCTTTAAATGAGGCAGAGTTAGAGGCTATTAAAGAGTTACCTAATATTGACGATGTTATTAGCCGTCCATCAGCAGACCAACAGAAGGAGTTCATTGAAACTAGAATCCTAGAGAATGGTGGTTCTGACAATGTTCCGGCAGAAGTTGCTGAGGAAGTTACTGAACTACTGTAAGTAACAAGAAATAAGGAAGCCCCCGTATACGGGGCTTTTTTATCGCATATAGGAAATAACAATGAAGATTTTATTCACAGCAGATTATCATTTAAAACTAGGACAGAAAAGCGTACCACGGGAGTGGGCGACTAATAGGTACGAGCTGCTATTTGCAGAACTATACAAGTTAGAGAAGACAGTGGATTTACACGTTATAGGTGGAGACCTGTTTGATAGGATGCCTACGTTAGACGAGCTAAGTTTATACTTTAAGTATATAAAAGACATTAATATAAGAACTATTATCTATCCAGGCAATCACGAAGCAGTAAAGAAGGATACATCATTCTTTACTAACTTAAAGGAAGTTACAAAAGCTATAAACCCTTTAGTAGAGATTATTGATGACTACTATAAGCTAGAAGATATGGACTTTATTCCTTATAATAAGCTAAAAGAGTTTGACCCTAAAGACTTCGTAGGACGTACTTTATTTACACATGTAAGAGGTGAGATACCCCCACATGTAAGTCCTGAGATTGACTTGAAGAAACTAAAGGGATGGGAGCTGGTTATTGCTGGAGATTTACATTCTCACTCTAACTCGCAAGGTAATATAATATACCCCGGCAGTCCTGTCACTACCTCATTTCATAGAAACCCTGTGGACACAGGAGTAGTACTATTTGATAGTAAGACAATGGATTGGTCTTGGCTTAAACTAAAGTTACCTCAGCTTATTAGACAGACAGTTAGTCACCCTGACCAAATGATTAGAACTAACTATCATCACACTATATATGAACTAGAAGGAGACGTAAGTGACCTAGTCAAAGTAGATAAAGACAACGAACTGTTAGACAAAAAGTTAATAAAGAGGCATAATGACTCAGCACTTATACTAACTCCAGAAATGACTCTAGAGGATGAGCTGTCTGAATACTTACAGTTTATTATGGGATTAAACGAAAAGAAAGTAAAAGAGGTTCTAGGAGTGTATCATGATTATACTTAAAAAACTAAAATGGTCTAACTGTTTCTCTTATGGAGTAGATAATGTATTAGACCTAGAAAAAGACTTAATTGTACAACTTGTAGGTACTAATGGTACGGGTAAAAGCTCCATTCCTTTACTAATAGAGGAAGCGTTATTTAACAAAAACTCTAAAGGTATTAAGAAAATAGATATTGTTAATAGACACCATAAAGATAAAGGATACAGCATATCCCTGGATTTCAGTATAGAGGGTAGAGATTACAGTATATCAGTGGAGCGAAAGTCCAGTATTAAGGTAGTTTTAACCTGCGATGGAGAGGATGTGTCCTCTCATACTGCTACTAATACGTTTAAGACTGTACAAAATGTTATAGGTATGGACTTCAAAACTTTCAGTCAGTTAGTATACCAAAGTACTACTAGTTCTCTACAGTTTCTAACTGCTACAGATACTAATAGAAAGAAGTTCCTAATTGAGTTGTTGAACTTGGATAATTATCTTACACTATTTGATAACTTCAAGACTGCACACAAAGAGGCAAGTAATGAAGTATCAGAAATTAGGGGTAGTATAGATACTATTAATAGTTGGATTTCGACTAACCCTGTGAAGAGCAGTACTAAGAAGGATTTAATAGAAGCGCCAGAGGCTCCGGAAGATGCTATATCTAAAAGGGCTTTAGTGCAAGAGAAGCTTGCCAATATTCTAGAGATTAATAGTAAGATTAATATTAATAATCAGTACAAAAGTCAGCTATCCGAACTTAGTGCAGAGGAATTAATTAGGGAAGTAAACCTGCCGGAAGGTATAGGGGAGTTAAATGAAGAGTTTACCTCTTTAAAGACTATTATTGCTCAAGCTGACGCAGTAGTACGAAAAATAGAAAAGCTAGGGGATAGCTGCCCTACTTGTCTACAGGATATTGACGCAGGCAAACACACGGAGTTATTAGAAGAGCAGAAGAGTACAGTATCTATTAGCACTAAGAGGAAGAACGAAGTGCAGAACCTCATCATCAACTTAAAAAAACAATTATTAGAATATAAAAATCATCAAACTACTGTTGAAAAATTTGAGAAGCTTTCAACCCTTATAGATAATAAGCTGCCCAGTAAGACAGAAGACAAGGTAGAGTTAGAAGAGAAAATCAATAAGTTTACTGTCGAAATTTCCAAAAAACAATCAGAGATTAGGGATATATCATCTCAGAATAATGAAATAACGAAATTTAATACTGAGTTAGACTATTTAGTTAAGCAAGTAAAAGATTTTAAACTAAAATTGCTTTCCGAAGAGTCTAATTTAAAGAAAACTAACGATGTATACGCTAACTTGGAAGTATTAAAGAAAGCTTTTAGTACCAACGGTTTAGTAGCGTACAAGATTGAAAACTTAGTCAAAGACTTAGAAGACTTAGTAAACCAATACTTGGCCGAGTTGTCCGATGGACGCTTTGGCCTCGAGTTTGTTATCACTAACGATAGGTTAAATGTAGTTATATCAGATGAAGGCCAAGATATCGATATCCTTGCTTTAAGTAGTGGGGAGTTAGCCCGAGTTAATACATCAACGTTACTTGCTATTAGGAAACTAATGAGTACGTTATCTAAGTCTAAAATTAATGTTCTGTTTCTAGACGAAGTTATTGGAGTATTAGATGACGAGGGTAGAGAGAAGCTAATTGAAGTATTATTAAGAGAACACGATCTGAATACTTTTTTAGTGAGTCATGGTTGGAGCCACCCCCTCTTGACTAAAATTAATGTGGTTAAACAAAATAAAACATCGAGGTTAGAAAAATGAGAACTGTAAATGAAAAAACAGCTATTGAGCATATTGACAAAGATGCACTAGTATTAGTATATTGGGCCGTTAATACCTGTCCAAACTGTATACATTTTAATGAGATACTAAAGGAGTTGGAAACTGAGCATAGTGACTGGACCTTTTTAAAAGTATCACTAGACAACATACTGAAAGAGAGGGACAGAGACACGGGGTACTTCGAGCCTGATGTATACCCTACTGTTTTCTTTTTTAAAAACACTCGCAGAGTTTTAGTGGCTACAGGAGTAGCCCCTAAGGGCTCAGTGAAACAAACTTTAAAGGAAATCTCCAAAGGAGACTATAAAACCCGAGAAGAGATAGAACAGGAAATGCTAGATGCCCTCGACGAATAAAAGTAAAGCTAAGGGTACAAGGGCAGAGGCCGCTCTATGTGTAGTTCTTAGAAAAGCCACAGGGTGGAACTGGGAGCGGATCCCTTTAAGTGGCGCCTTGGATGCCAAGCATGGCTTGAAAGGCGATGTTTATATTCCTAAAGAACTTATGAAGTACAGTGTGGAAGTGAAGCACTACAAAGATGATCACCTTAATAGCAAGTTATTAACGGGTAAAACTCCACAAATAGTAGAGTGGTGGGAGCAAACACTAAGGGAGCAAAGAGAGAACGAAGCGGAACACCCTTTATTAGTATTCAAGTTTGATAGAAGTAAGTGGTTCTGTGCATTTATACAGGAGCCAGTTAATGAATATAGGTACTTGTACTACTCCGAAGGATTTTATTTGGCCAAGTTAGATGATTGGCTTACTGATCGTTGTAAAGACGATTGGGTTTGGAAAAGAAGTTAGAAAAGCAAAAACCCGCAATTAAGCGGGTTTTTTTCTGTTCCTTATTCTGGTCTGTAGCTACTCGCTATAATTAATTATTAAAATAAATCTAAATATAGAAGCTAAAGAATTGAAGGGCCTTCCTACGTGCTTTATTTGACCCCCCGGAAATGCTATGAGCCTTCCCGGAGTGGGTTGTAGAGCTATGCCTAAACCTCTCTCATCATATAATATAGTGTCCCCTCCCCATGTTTCATCATACTTAGGATGAAAGAAAGTAACCGAAGTATACATTCCTACATCCTTGTGAGGAAAAGGGACTGTAGAAGGGGTGTATGCTTGAACGTATGCTCGCATAAAAGGTCTATCAATCCCTTTTATAACTTTAGATACGGTAGGGTGCTCTAGATCCTCTGCGGTTAGATAGTAAGCAGTTTGCTTACATACAGAAGGTTGCTGAGTATCTAGACTCGTGTGGTTTATCTTATACCTCTTATTAATAAAGAAGTGATATAATCCTTTTACCTCTTCGTCCGTTAAAAAATTATCTATTAAACCTACATTATCGAATTTTAATTCCATTTTACTCCTTACCCTTGAGAGGCTCTACTAATTAAACCCAACTCAAATTCATTATACCAACTATTATCTGTCCATTCCCCTGCATAACCTGTGCCGAAACGCATGCCAGTACATATAGTACCCGAAGAAAGGGAAGGGACTGTTTCATACCCTGTGGTTCCTGGGCTAACATGAGGGTCTCCAGGGTTGGGGTGCCCATCATTCGGCTCCGTGGTTATTGTACTATTCAAAGTCTGAGACCCTGTCCAAGTTGCAGCACCTGCGGACCCTGTAAATGTAGCGTATCTTACCCACCCCCTACTTCTAATTCTAACTGCATTATCGTCATTCTCTGAACCGCCCCCTCCGTCGAATTTAATACCTACTAAGAATTTATCCGTAGGTACTTCGTAGTTATTGACCCCGTGGTTACAAGTACTACAAGTTGAGGTAGAGTTAGTAGTAATAGGGCCTATTTCAGTAATACTACCTCTAGTTAAGTTGCCAGAGGCTCCTTGAACGTTCTCTCCTGTTAGTTTAATGCCCATAGTAGTACCGTAGTCTGAACCCCCCGTACCTTGGTCTGTTCTAATCTCAGCGCTTTTAACCGCTCTATTTCCTGTTACATCTACTGTAATAGTAGCAGAGGAAGAGTTCCAAATAGTGTAGTATTCTGAAGTGACCGTATTGGCTGACCCGTTATAAGACAGTGCCTCAATATTTGCAGCACTGTAAAAGTTATTCATTTGTATCTGGCCAGAGACCGGAATACTGTTATTAATAGTTACATCAGGTACGTTTGCCCCCCCTCTATAATACTCGTTTAAAGCATGGGGGGTAGAGCCCCCAAATTCTGCTACAATTTCTGTAATATCTAGCTGTCCAGAGTCTTTTACCGGCATAGTACCTCCTTAAATTATAGCGTCTATAACTACTTTGGCCCTTCTAGCTACTTCAGAAGCTTCAGCCGCTGCTACTCCTTGGTCCCAAAGGGTTGAGTAAGTACTATTCCAGTAGTTGTTAATTTGATCATCCGTAGGCTGTGTCAGGTCTAAAGACCATCTCACTAATTTGGCGTCCTCTTTGATAGTCACCCCATCCGCTTCGTACACCGTAGCAACTTGAAAATCTGTACCTGCAATACTACCAGGTAACAACTTCTCCAGCATAAATAATAATTGTTGATTGTCTCTCATAATTTTAATTTCCTTTATTGATACTTGTATTTAATAATAACAACTCCTGAGCCGCCGTTTCCGGAGTACCAGGTACCTCCGCCGCCACCGCCGCCTCCGCCTCCGGAGCCTTTATTTGAAGCCCCGTGTCGGTTACTCACAGTTTGGGAGTCGCTAGAGCCTGCTCCGCCTCCTCCGTTTCCTCCTGATCCAGGGGATGGTCCCCCACCCCCGCCACCAGCAGCTCTGTATACACTAGAGCCCCCTATGCTAGAGGCCGAGCCTGAGCCCCCATTAGGCCTACTACCAGCGGCACCTGCTCCGCCTCCGCCTCCTCCGTGCCCGTCCCCAGAGCCGCTGGAGCCCCCGTTTCCTTGACCTCCTGTACCAGAGCCTCCGCCGCCTCCATTTCCGGAGCCGCCTCCTCCACAACCTCCGGAGGTACCGCTGCTTCCTAGTCCACAGTCTCCGTGCGCGCCTCCTTTACCACCCCCCACGCAAGTAGACAAAATACTCGTAGTGGTATTAGATCCATTAGTTACTCCCGCGCTGCATCCATAGGAGCTATTACCCCCTGCTCCAATACTTATAGAGTAATTAGTGCTGGAGATTGCAGCGCTGGCGCTATATAAGTAACCACCTGCACCCCCGCCACCCCCTCTATTAGAGCCCCCGCCAGCACCGCCAGCAATAGATAAGATTTCTACCACTGAATCGGTGCCTGAGTTAGATACGCTAAAAGTACCTGATCCAGTAAATGTATGTATTTTATAATCTCCTGAGTAACTAACAGACCCTCCACTAGCGGACGTAGCTGTCCAGCACGATTGAGTATTACAAGATTGAGATTCCGAAGTAGAACCACTACAGTCTACTCCTCCGTAAGCTCTAGAGGGGTTATTACAGCTTCTAGTACGGGATTGCGTACCACCACCACAGCTGGCTGAACAGCTACCCCAGCTACTGTAGCTACTCCAACCTCCATTTACAGATACGCCTGTATCATATAATTCTGCTAAAGTTACGTCTCCGCTTTCAGATATCTGAGAATGCGCTGAGTCGTATTTACCATAGTACTCTGACAGCTGAATAGGGTTGCTACCGCCGTGTTCAGTCTGTACTTCTGATAGTTTTATTTGTCCTGATGATTGTAATGCCATTTTCTTATCCTTCTAGGACTACTAAGTCCCAAGTTTGTCCTTTTTCGTTCCACGAGTACGATTTAATATCCTCTTTTGTAACAGTAGGGTATGCAACTGGGAAGTCCCACCCTAAAGTGGCTTCGTTCCATATATTGGAAGCGTGCGGGGGGATGCTTGGCGCTAATACTGTATTAGAGTTCTGATCGAAGGTGCCCCCGGTGTATATTACCCCGGTGATAACATCTGCGTTTTTTGCTATTCTATTACTACCCGAACTGAATGTAGGCAGGACTGGGGCCTCGAAAGGGCCCGCCCTAACCTCGTTAGTTACTGAGTCTATTTCAATATAATTCATTTTATGCGCTCCATGATACGACTACTCGGCCGCCTGCTCCGTAGCCGCCATGGCCGTTAGCCCAGCCTCCCCCAGAACCACCACCTCCGTAGTTGCCTCCGTTTCCACCCCAACAGTTAGGAGAACAACACCTGGTGCCTCCAGCACCTTGACTTCCTTGAGAGTCACCTCCATTACTTCCACCTCCACTACATCTACTACTAGAGCCTGAGGAGCCTCCTGGGGAGCCTGGGTTACTGTAATACCCGGCCTGAATATTTTTACCCTTGCCTCCTCCAGTAGCCGAAATATACCCTCCAAAACTAGAAGTTCCTCCAGGGCACCCGTTGCCCGGGTGTCCTCCACAGTTAGCTACAGCTCCTTGGTTACTACCGTTGTTGTCCCCTACACCGGGGTACCCTCCGGCACCTACTGTGACAGACACTGAAGTGCCTCCACTTAAGGAAGTAGTCCAGTTAGTGTAGCCCCCGCCCCCTCCTCCTCCGAAGCCTTCACCTCCACCACCGCCCCCACCACCGGCGACTAGATTTACAGATACATTTCCACAGCCTGAAGGCATAGTAAACGTACCGCTAGAAGTAAAGGTCTGAGACCCTGCAGTACAACACGATTGAGTATTACAAGATTGAGATTCCGAAGTAGAACCACTACAGTCTACTCCTCCATACGCGGGAGAAGGGTTATTACAGCTTCTAGAGCGCGACTGCGTTCCTCCTCCACAACTAGCTGAGCAAGTACCCCAACTACTCCAACTGGAGAAGCCTCCGTTGGTTGTTAGACCTGTGGATCTCAGCTCCCCTGCAGTAATAGCTCCCGAGGTAGAAATTCTACTACCATTAGAGAAGTATCTGCCGTAGTACTCGCTAAGACTGTGGGGTGCGGAACCTCCGTGCTCTTCAGCTATCTCAGATAGTTTTATTTGTCCTGATGATTGTAATGCCATTTTAAGTCCTTATTGATACTTGTATTTAATAATAACAACTCCTGAGCCCCCGGAGCCTCCATGATACCCTGTAACCTGGCCACCACCGCCTCCTCCTCCAGTGTTTGTGCTGCCAGAGGACCCAGTACCCGATCCTCCTGCACCCCCGCCACCTGATCCACCAGAGCCTGGAGACCCTGATACATAACCACCACCGCCACCCCCGCCAGCTCTTGTTACAGATGCACCTGAGATTGAATTTGCGGTTCCACTACCTCCGTTACCACAACTAGTGCTAGTACCATTACCTCCAGCGCTACCTGCTCCACCGCCACCACCGGAACCGAATGAAGGATTGTTACCATTCGCATACCCCCCACTATTACCCTGACTACCCGCTCCCCCGGAATTAGTAGTAGCGTACCATGAACCTCCACCTCCGCCACCAGAGCCACCAGAGTTGCCTGTTCCGTATGCAGCCGCTGTTTGACCACCACCGCCACCACCACCGGCAGTTGCAGTTATAGAACTAAATACAGAATTACCCCCATTAGACCCCTCGGCTGCAGAACTGCCCGTACTACCAGTGCCTCCAGCTCCACCACCACCTATAGTAATAGAGTAATTAGTTGCACTAATTCCAGATGTTGACGCGAGGTACCCCCCAGCTCCTGCGCCCCCTCCACCAGTAGAGCCCCCACCCCCGCCACCAGCAATAACTAAGTAGGTTACAGATGCATCGGTGCCTGAGTTAGATACGCTAAAAGTACTAGAACTGTTAAATGTATGTATTTTATAATCTCCTGAGTAACTAACAGACCCTCCACTAGCGGACGTAGCTGTCCAGCACGATTGAGTATTACAAGATTGAGATTCCGAAGTAGAACCACTACAGTCTACTCCTCCGTAAGCTCTAGAGGGGTTATTACAGCTTCTAGTACGGGATTGCGTACCACCACCACAGCTGACTGAACAGCTACCCCAGCTACCGTAGCTACTCCAACCTCCATTTACAGATACGCCTGTATCATATAATTCTGCTAAAGTTACGTCTCCGCTTTCAGATATCTGAGAATGCGCTGAGTTGTATTTACCATAGTACTCTGACAGATGAATAGGGTTGATACCGCCGTGTTCAGTCTGTACTTCTGATAGTTTTATTTGTCCTGATGATTGTAATGCCATTTTAAGTCCTTATTGATGAATCCATACTAATGATTCTTCGTTCCAAGTATAGAAGGCACCATCGGACGGGTAGTCTATTGGTGCTACCCATTGACAAGTACCTTCTTCTAAGCCCCATGAGGTAAACGGCTTTTCGGGGATGAAAGCATCTCTACTTTCATCATATAAGTCTCCCGTACTTGCGTACTTCTTTCTAATATTACCATTGTAAGAGGTCTGTTTCCAAGTGCCCCCGAAGATTCTTTCTAAGAATTGAACTCCGTACGCTTCCTCCTCCAGCCCGGTAGCTGGGTTTATACAATCTGCGTTATCTACTACCACCACCTGCTGTACTATATTAGTACTGCCAAGCTGTGCAAAGTGTGCCATGCTACTTCTCCTCTAATTTTTCAATTTTATCTGAGAGTTCCTTAACTGCTTCGATTAATAGCGCGTGTAGTGCATCATACTCTACAGTCTTAAATTTAGCATTTTCATCTCCAGTTTGTAAAGGCAATTTTTTCTCTCTAACTGCTTGAGGTAATACTTTTTCTACTTCTTGTGCGATTACACCTGCAGCTCTAATCCCTGTGTCTTTACGAGTAAACTCTACACCGCGGATAGCTTTAACTTTCTCTAAAGCGTTATCTAAAGTAGTAATACCCGTTTTAAGCCTTTCATCGGAGATGGTAGTTGAGTATGCGATAACGTCGCCATCTGCGTGCATGTCGCCATCTGCTTCAATACGTACTCTTTCCGCTCCATTTACATAGCAATGGAAAGATGAATCATCTGTCCAAGAAATATAATCTGTAGAGTCAAGTCCAACGTGAGTGACTTCCCCACGTAAATCCGGCTCTAAGGAGAATGTAGTGCTGGTGAGGTCAAGTCCGCTTCCTGCAGTATATGTAGTATCACTATCAGGTACAGTAACTGTATCTGTAGTACCATCGCCTCTACTAAGAGTGATAGTATTGCCAGAAATAGTCATAGCATCTGTTGCTGTAGCTAGTGCTTGGTTTGATGAAGTAGCTACTTTACCTGATAGAGCTGTTGTTACGGTAGAGGCATAAGATGAATCATCATTAATTGCTAAGGCTAACTCGTTAAGAGTGTCTAATGCTCCAGGAGCTCCGCCAATTAGGTTAGTTACTGCTGTAGTAACATAAGCTGTAGAAGCAATTTGTGTATTATTTGTAGCAGAAGAAGCTGTAGGTACTAAAGGTACCCCCGTTAGTGTAGGGGAAGCAATTGCTGCTTTAGTATCCGCATATGCTTTAATAGACTGCTGAGTAGCTAAATGAGTAGCAGAGTTAGACGCCATATTGTCTTCGTCCAACACTGCAGTACCCGATACGCCTGTATTTAGAATAGGGCTAGTAAGAGTTTTATTACTCATAGTTTGTGAAGTAGTTTTATCTACTACAGTACTATCAATAGCTACTGTAAGTGTATTAGTCAGACCGCTAGTAGTAATACCTGTGCCACCTGCAATATCTAAAGTCTCTGAGTCTAAATCAATATTTAGAGCTCCTCCAGAGTCGCCTTGGAAGTCAAGGTCTTGAGCTGTAACTGCAGAGTCTACATACGCTTTAATAGACTGCTGAGACGCGACATGAGACGCAGAGTCTGAAGCCATATTATCTTCGTCTTTAAGAGACGTTCCAGATAATGAGCCATTTAATACAGCCCCTGTTAATGTTTTGTTTGATAAAGTCTGTGTTGCAGCTTCAGTTACGTGAGGGAAACCCCCTACTGTAGACCCGTCATGTACTACTACTACGTCCTTATCTGTATCGATTGTTACTTCACCGGCAGCGCCTGTGAAAGTTGAGTGGCCCGATGTAGTACCACGTCTGTGTTGTATTTGAGTTGGCATTGTTAATTACTCCTTAATTATGTCAATGATCCCCAGTCTACTGTATTAGTAGTATCTGGGAGTGCTAAGTCTTGGTATGTTGTAGGTCTTACTGGTTCGTTTTCAAAACCATCTGTGCCTGTTGCAAAAGTTAAATTTCCCCAATCTGCGTTGGAGTACTCTGTACCCGAAGATGAAACTACGTGTGCTGGTGTTACTGATTGCTGTACTACGTTAGATACTTCAGTGTTGAAACTTGTGATTTCACTAGTCGCATGGCTATGGTTAGAAGAAGTAGTAATACTTATATTACTGCCCCCATCTACGCCCGTCACACTGCCAGTGACTGCACCTACTAAGGAAACGTCTATACCGCTGGTCCATGCTGCTGCAGTTGTTGCAGTTGCAGCATTACCTGTACAAGAACCAGAAGAACCAGAGGTATTTCCAGTTACGTTACCTGTAAGATCCCCCGTTACGTTACCTGTTAAGGCCGCCTCTACAGTTGCTGCTACAAATGTTTCTGAACCTACAGTCCATTTATCGTTTGTTTCATCCCATAAAAGAGACTTATTAGTACTAGTACCTCGTTCTACCTCTATCCCACCGTCTTGAGAAGGTGTCCCTGATTCATTACTATTTAGTACAATAGTATTATCTGCTAAATTAATGGTTTCAGTATTAATAGAAGTAGTTGTTCCACTTACTACGAGATTTCCGGCTACAGTAGTAGTAGAGCCACTAACAGTAAGTCCAGTTGTGCCCCCAGCTACTAAAGTTAGTACATCTTCATCTGACCCTGCTGAAGTTTCGGCAGTGATATAAGTATCACCATCTATATCCTTTACACCCCCTAAAGAACCCCACGAAGTGCCATTATAGCCTTCAAATGTGGTATCTGTAGAAGAGTAGCGTATAGAACCTGTAGAAGGGGAGCCTCTTTGAGCATTAGTACCTGCTGGAATAGTTAGGAAATCGTTGCCCGATACAGTTAACCCATCAAAGGATGGAGTAGCTGAAGTGGCAACGCTTTGCCCAATAGAAATAGTAGCATCCGACCCTTCACTTTGTGCATGAGATACTGTAACACCTGTGCCCGCAGTTACATTATCCATGTAGTTACCGGTGGTATCTGTACCTAAGGCTACTGAATTAGCTGCAATAGTTGCAGTTAAAGTAGCACTTCCTAGATTAGTTAAGGTAGCAGAACCTGTAAGATCCCCTCCTAAAGTGATAGTAGGGTCTGAGGTGGCAGTAGTAGTAATACTTAGGTTGCCTGTACCATCAAACGCAGCGGAAGTACCTGTTACAGCCCCCGTTAACTCGATAGTTCTGCCAGTAGCTAATGCTGTGGCGGAGGAGGCCGTACCTGTAAGAGCACCTGTAAAGGTGTCCGAGTACATATTACTCCATTTTTTAGACAGAGACCCAATATTATAACTACTAGAAGCATTTGGTACGAAATTAGATGTAATTTCTCCCCCAAACGCAACATCGTCCGTATTGCCGTCTCCTAGCTGAATGGTACCCCCATTGGCTGTAAGGGTCCCCGTAACAACGGCGTTCCCTCCAACATATAGGTTATTTTGAGTTGATATTCCTCCAACGACTTGTAGAGCTCCAGTGGTTGCGCTAGATGCAGCAGTAGTATTACTAATCGCTAAACTAGCTGTACTATCTACTGTTATCTCACTACCGGAGAACGAGTCAAGAGTATTGACTTTTAATGTTGACATATGTTATATCCTTTTATATCTTTTTGAATTATGTACAATGAACAGACCCGCCACACATAGTTAGCGTAGCTCCTGCACCTATAGATAGAGTTGCCCCATCAATGCTCATGTCGTTAGACGCTGAAGCATTGTATCCTGCAGGAATAGTATAGTCATCAGTTATAGTTGGTTTAGTCATTAAAACAGGAGGCACAATGCCATCTATAGAAACGCCCCCAACTTCTAAGGTTGAAACCTTGGCTGCCCCACTGACATCTAACTTGTAGTTAGTGTCTGGAGTAGCGGTTCCAATACCTACAGTACTTGTATTGTATATGAAACCTGAACCTGCGGTCCATGACCCAGAATTTGTACTGTTCTCCCAATTACCACTTGTACTATTATACTGTAATATCTGTTCATTAGTTAATCCACTAATATTAACATTGTCTAAGGATTCTACGGTTCGGGTGGTTAGTTCTAAAACATTATTAGAAGTATCCCTGACATAGAGTTTTTTATCGGCTAAATTAATAGCGATTTCGCCTGCATCTAGATTCGATGTACTTGGTACATTACCTCCAGTGGCGGAACGTTTTGGTTTAATCTTTAGTGCCATTTGGCCCCCTTAAATCATTTGCTATATAAGCAGGGTTGTATAAAGGAACCTATATAGATTCCTTGTTGTTTTTATTTTTTATTTTTTATTTAGAACGTACCGCCGTCTAAAGTGCTGGTCCAAGAAGGTGCTGAAGCAGACCCATCCATTACCATTATTTGACCTGCAGTACCTTTAGCAAGTTTAGACATTGCTGTAGCTCCAGAAGCGTATACTAGGTCTCCGCCCGTATAGCTAGAAAATCCAGTTCCGCCTTTATTGACTGCAATAGTATCTGCACTCCAAGTACCTGTAGCAACTGTACCTAATGTAGTAATTGCTGCCTGCCCTGCCCATGAAGTATCGATTTCAATATCGTTAGCGTTTGCTGTAATACCTGTTCCACCAATAACGTTAATAGTATTACCAGATTTAGTAGCACCAGAACCTGCCGTAATCTGACCAGCTCCTGAGAATTGAGAGAAGGCAATACTTGTAGTACCTACAGTAATAGAACCATTAGTTGATAACACGAACCCAGAGTCAGCATTTGTAGTACCTTCTTCTACGAAAGTAAATGCCCCACCTGTAACTTCGGCATCTTCATCGAAGTCCGTAGCTCTTGTTGGTGCGCCGGAAGCATTAACAGTATAGATACCATTTTCTGCGCCCGTTGATTGATCTTTAAGTAGAATAC